ATGACGAAGAAAAAAGCACATAAACCTGGTTCAGCGACCATCGCGCTTAACAAGCGCGCCCGTCACGAATACTTTATCGAAGAAGAGTTCGAAGCGGGACTTGCCCTGCAAGGCTGGGAAGTTAAATCCCTGCGCGCAGGAAAAGCCAATATCAGCGACAGCTACGTCCTTCTGCGTGACGGAGAGGCATTTCTGTTTGGCGCTAACATCACGCCAATGGCCGTGGCCTCCACGCATGTGGTGTGCGATCCTACCCGTACCCGCAAGTTACTTCTCAACCAGCGCGAACTGGACTCATTGTACGGTCGCGTCAATCGAGAAGGCTATACCGTAGTGGCGCTCTCCCTGTACTGGAAAAATGCCTGGTGCAAAGTGAAAATCGGCGTCGCCAAAGGTAAGAAACAGCACGATAAACGTTCAGATATCAAAGAGCGCGAATGGCAGGTGGATAAAGCACGTATCATGAAAAACGCCCACCGTTAAACCTGCACTCCAATTATTGACCAGTTCCTCACCGCGCCTCCCTCTCCGGCGGCGCGAATGAACATCTTATTGGCTATCACATCCGACACAAATGTTGCCATCCCATTGCTTAATCGAATAAAAATCAGGCTACATGGGTGCTAAATCTTTAACGATAACGCCATTGAGGCTGGTCATGGCGCTCATAAATCTGGTATACTTACCTTTACACATTGGGGCTGATTCTGGATTCGACGGGATTTGCGAAACCCAAGGTGCATGCCGAGGGGCGGTTGGCCTCGTAAAAAGCCGCAAAAAATAGTCGCAAACGACGAAAACTACGCTTTAGCAGCTTAATAACCTGCTTAGAGCCCTCTCTCCCTAGCCTCCGCTCTTAGGACGGGGATCAAGAGAGGTCAAACCCAAAAGAGATCGCGTGGAAGCCCTGCCTGGGGTTGAAGCGTTAAAACTTAATCAGGCTAGTTTGTTAGTGGCGTGTCCGTCCGCAGCTGGCAAGCGAATGTAAAGACTGACTAAGCATGTAGTACCGAGGATGTAGGAATTTCGGACGCGGGTTCAACTCCCGCCAGCTCCACCAAATAAATCAAGGGGTTACGTGAAAGCGTAGCCCCTTTTTCTTTGGTAGTGGCGGCAAAATGGCGACAGACTTTTGCGTCCATCTTGCCTGTCGCCATCTTGAAATCATGCAAAGAGGTTTCACATGGAAGAACTTCACTTTGTTTACATCAATGCAAATGGTCGTATCGGTGTTCACTCAATACAGAGCATCAGTTATAGCGAAAATCATATACAGGGCATTTGTAAGAACACCGATCGAATAAAAACCTTCCGAAAAGACCGCATTCTTAAACAGTACGATTCACCAGAACAAGCCATTCAGGAATGCGCGTCATTCCTCCCCGAAAACTACTCACATCTCACTAAGCAGTCTGGTCCGAAAAAAAATACATTCGATGTGTGCTTCACCGGATTTAAGAAAGCAGATAAAGAAAGATTGGTTGATAAGGCGAATGAACAAGGATTAACGGTAAGAACCTCTGTAACCCAAAGCCTTCAGATGCTCTGTTGCGGTTACAATGCAGGCCCATCAAAAGTATCGGCAGCCAGGATGAAAGGCACAATCATCATAGATGAGCCTGGCTTTATACATTTTCTTGAAACGGGTGAGATCCCAGATGAATAAAAACCTGCCGTAGCAGGTTCTCTTTCTCAAAAATTCATATGCCCCTGACCACCTGGCAATGGATGTGGAGGGGCTGTAGCAATCAATGCAGGTGTCACAATAAACCGGACCACTGTTTCATGGGTAACAAAAGTGCTCCCGCAGTTAATATTTTGGCACTGGCAGTAACGCTCTTTGGTGCTTTCTGTTACTTGAAAACTGCTCCTTGTGTGCGCCGCATGACCACACTTCGGACAATTCATCATATCCAGATCCCTACCTTTGCTATCAGAATCATTGTAATGATACACAAAATATCAATATTGAGAACACATTATTCCATTTCAAGATCATCAATCTTCACTTCGAGTTCAATACTGGTTGTAAAACCGTTATCCGGGCTGACGGTATGTGTCAGAGTCGTAATGGTCCATTCCGCATCATCTATCGGCTGTTTAAAGCCACTGACTTTCACTGGCATTTCCGTGTAGAGATCTGCCCGACCTTCCGCCAGTTGTAGCGAGAATGACGCAACGCCGCGTTGCAGGCGTTCCCACTGCATTTTCGCTGCCCGTTCAGCGTTGTTCCGGTTGGCATAAGTGCGATTAAGTACCAGCACGTTTTCATCCGTACCCACCAGGTAATCGCCCTGCTTCGCTTCCGGCTCTTTCTTCTGCTTTGCGGTCCTGCGCTTACGCTTCACCGTGGTGCTTTCTTTCTTCACGGGTTCGCGGGTATGCAACCAACTGGCAATTACCCCCGTATAGGCTCCGCGATCTGCCAGGGTAAAGCGGTGACTGTCGCCGTCCTTGCGTGTGATAGTGATCACCGGCAGAGGTTTACCGCTGGCGCTTTTGCCCTGTCCCTGCCGGATGAATAACAGATTGCCATTTTTCACCGACGCAATAGCACCGTACTGGCGCGCCAGCCGCATCAGAAAACTGCCGTCACTCTCATTGGTCTGGTCTATATGTTCCACGGGCTTATCCGACAGGTCTTTACCCAGTGCCATCTTCAGCTTGTGCCGCGCGGCTATTTCCTTCACCACTTCCCCGACGGTGGTCTTGTGCCACGATTTTTCACGGCGGGTATTCAGCGTTTCCCTAAAATCAGCACTTCGCGCCCGGATAGTCAGGCGATCCGGTGCGCCAGTGTGTTCAATCTCGTCCACCGTGAATGCCCCTTTCGGGAAAAGCGGCTGCCCCTTCCAGCCCAGCGCCAGCGTGATGACCGCACCACGGCGCGGCAGCACGATTTTTCCGTCGGCGTCGTCCAGCTCCAGATCAAGCTGGTCTGCTTCAAAGCCCCGATTGTCCGTCAACGTCAGACTCATCAGGCGGTTATCCAGCACAGTGGTGATATCCTTCCCCTCAATACTGATGCTGAATGCGGGAGTTTTGTTGCCTTTGTTAAGCAGTTCAGAGCTGAAATTCACGACAGCAGCCCTCCCACCGTTTTACTGATATCGCTTAAGGCAGACGTTGCCGTATCCTGCAAATTATTCAGCTGCGCACTGAGATCACCGAACATATCGGACAGGGATTCATCCACACGTTTGAGCGACAGGGTAAACTCAATCCGGCGCGGCATACCATCGCGGAAAAACTCCGTTTTAGTCTGATTCAGTCCCTCAATCACATACATGCCGTAAATCGTGCCGCTGCCTTCAATCAGGGGCCATGCTTTTCCCTGTTCTGCCATCTGCTCCAGAGCCAGCAACGACAGCCTGCCGCCCGTTATCTCCGGCATAAGAACACCAGAAAGCGTCAGCATGTCGTTGTCCGGTCCCAGAAACTGCGTGGACGGACGACGGTTTACCCGGCTGTTTGCCGCATGTCGCCAGCTGCGTTGATACTGCAGTTCCTGATACGGAACGGTGCTCAGCATAAACACGTACAATCCCAGCACCATCATCATGCGTCGTATCCCCCCTGATCGCTGTAGTTACTCCTGGCTTTTGCCTTCAGCCTGCGTTCACGTTCATCAAGCTGGCGTGCCACCTCCCGCGCAATATCCTGCGCACTTTGTCCTGGCTGCGTCTGAATGATGATCTGCGTCGGTGCCTCAATCCGGTGAACGGGCGGCACAGTGGCTGCACGACTCACCATCGCTTCGCCGCCTTTCGCGGGAAGTGCCAAAGGATGCAACGGTGGAAGCTCTGCAGGCGCGGCAGCAACGCCCATCATTCCGGCAACAACGGCAGCCAGTGCAGCTGTATTTCTCCGGCTGGTCACATTTGCCGGGCCGTTAACAATTTCCGGCCCGTTTTCACCGACGATGCCAAACTGCCCGCGCGGGATATAGCCGCCGCTGTCATACATCCCCGCAAAGCCATATCCCCATGACGGAAAACCACCCGATGGCATCATCACTTTACCGTCTGCATTCACCGTCGCAGGTTGCTGACGCGTCACTCTTTCCGGCAGTTTCGCCTTTGCAGCCTCTTTACTGACAATGCCGAGTTTTTCCAGCAACCAGGAAACGCTGGATTTCAGGGAGTCCAGCGGATGCATGACCATATTCAGCCCTTCCGCCAGTGCCTCCCCGAATCGTCGCCCCATTGCCGCTGCGCTCTGCAGTTCGGCAGAGGTCGACTTAACGGGCGTCAGCAGATCAGTAAACCAGCCCCACAACGCCTGCACTTTGTCGCCAATCCACTGAAACACAGGCTTAAGTGGTTCGAATGCTGCACTGATGGGACCTGCCGCCGCTTTGAATCCTTCCACCACACCAGCGAGAAATGCGGTGATGGGTTGCCAGTATTTCCAGACAACCAGCGCCACGCCCGCCAGTGCAGTAACCACAAGACCTATCGGACTGAGCAGAGCACCTATCTTTCTGCCATTCCGTCAGCTCTGCTCAACGAGTCCGCCACGCTGTTCCGCCGCAAGTATTACATTAACGGCAGTCATGCAGGCTTCATCATGTACATGACCGATGCTGCGCAGAACCAGGAGGATGTGAACAACCTCCGCAATGCGATGAAAAGCGCCAAAGGTCCTGGTAACTTCCGTAACCTGTTTATGTACTCGCCTAACGGTAAAAAGGACGGGCTTCAGATTATCCCGTTGTCAGAAGTGGCGGCGAAGGATGAGTTCCTGAATATCAAGAACGTGAGCCGGGACGACATGATGGCGGCGCATCGTGTGCCGCCACAAATGATGGGGATAATGCCTAATAATGTCGGGGGGTTTGGGGATATCGAAAAGGCAAGCACAGTATTTGTACGAAATGAGCTACTGCCTCTACAAAAAATGTTTCTAGAAATAAATAATTGGTTAAACGATAGAATTATAAATTTTTCAACCTACGAACTAAAAATTTAATTAAGATAATTTAGTCGGCCTCATTTCTGAGGCCATATTTTCATCTTGAAAGTATCACCCGTTCAAACAATGGCATTAATTGAGAATAAACATTATCATAATGTTCATCATTTAAAAGATGATATTTATTTTCAAGTTTGATGCTATTAAAACCATCCATGAAACTCTCATAACCAACAGTGCCAATAATAATCTGATTTGTAAGGGAAAACCCATCCAAGCATAGTTTTATAAGCTTATGCGTATGCTCTGGATCCAAATCTTGTTGCTTTGGAGAGTCTATTACTATAGGCATATTCTCAACTGAAGAGTTGCTTTTCATAACACTAAGTAGCGCGTAGTGAAATGCAAATATACCTCGAGGACCTCGACTACCAGTCTTACCCTTAGTAATATTATTATAACTACTAAGGCCACCTACCTTTGTATTTTCGACACCAAGCTCTTTAAGAGCTTTAGCGAAATACTCTTTGAAACAGTCATTTATTTTAACAGTTCTTTTCTTATCATTGTATACTTCTAATTCTTCTTGTAATTCTGTCAACTCGCCTTCTTTTCGACCAATCTCAACGAATAACTCATCTAACTGTGAAACAAAAGTAGATTCAATTTCATGGTATGCAGCAGATTTAATAACATCATGAAGCGTTATTTCCGATTGAGTTTCTAAAATCAGCGCCTGCAACGCCTCTGAAGCAGCCCTTGACTCTTCTAGCTTTTGATTCAATTTAGGAATATTTTCCTCAATCTTGCTTTTCTCATCTGCAAGAACAGCAATGTTTTTGAGCATTTCATCTCTATGGTTTATATAATTATATTCATTTACTGAATAAGCAACATTATCATCTCGAAAATTCGAAATCTCAAATTCATTATCAATAATCGCAGTTATCTCTTTGAGTTCACTCTCAAGGAAATTCTTCCTAGAATATAACCTCAAAAGATTCAATCTATATTCTGTCTGAACTAAATTCAAATTAGAATATTCATTTAATATACGTTCTAACTTTGATTTATAAAAATCCAAATCAACATCAAATAAAACCACACCAAAAGATTCATCAATCTTACTTTTGCTTCTTTTTAGAACCTTAACAAAACCATCTAACTCTGAAATTTTAACTTTAACTTCTTTGATTTTCCCTTGAACTGTGTAATATTCCTTTGGCTTAATTCCAGAGTGATAGTAAAGAATGTTTTTTTGCCATTCTGAGTACATACTCATGTTTTCGAAAGAATTTATCACCGCTTTCCATCCTTCATCCTGATCAATAAAGAATGGGGCAAACAAACAAGCAGGGTTTGCCTGAGTCGTAGCACCCGTATATTTATTATGTAATTCCAGTTTAAAACCAAATATATTTGAAACACGAGATGCTAATGACGAAATCGTGTTATACACGACTAGATCATCATTCTTCAAATCAAAGACACCAATAATCTTTTTATAACGCAAAAAAATAAAATCACTTTCCCCGTTATTAATTTCCACCAGTGTAACTATATCATCTGATTTCCAAGCATCATCAAGCCTTAAATCTCCACCTAATGTGTAATAAAGACTTTTAATCAGGCTTGATTTACCAACATCATTTGTACCATATATGAAGTTAACCCCTTCTGAAAACTCATAAGAAAAAGCTTTTCTGTCTCTTAATGAGAGTATTTTTATATTTTTAAATTTAACGTTATTCTTCATAAGAAACATCCTCAAAAGTCAACTTTATAATTGCATATATAGCAATCATAAATTTCTCTTCTTGATTTAATAAAGAGAAATCCCCGTCCCCCGCTGCAATTGTTTTTTCGAGTGTAAAGAAGAGGTCTCGAACAGGTATCTCACGATAATGCTCTATACTCTTTAGAGCCGATTGAAATTCCAGAAAATAAAGATAGTATATTGAATTGACATTGAGCACTTTTATTGATATGCGTGTAAAAACTGATTGTAATTTAATCCCCTCATAAGGATCTGAGAAAGTACCAAGCAACATACAAACCTGTTCCCATTTTGGCGTTATTTTTATGCTTGCAATGAGTCCAGATAATAAATCAGTTACAAATTCTGAAGATATACCTTTCTTTAGTACTAAATCTTCAAAAGTTTTGATATCACTAGAAGCAACACTAACCTTCTCATTACACTTATTGATTAATAATTTAGTGAATGCTGTTGAATTAATACCATGATCATCCCCAAAGTAAGAATTCAAAAAAACTGCAACTTTCCCGTATAAATGTGAGTTAGGATCTAACAAACTAAGATCAGATGTTTTAAATTTTATTTTATCAAGAGGAACTTCTTTTTTAGTATTTAGCTGCTCTTGAACCTTACTAATTATAATTTCCTTATGCTCATTATTAAGATCACTACCTTTTTCGTTATTATCATTTAAGAAATCGAATCCAGCATTCGATAACAGAACCATATAAATTTCGTGACCAACGAATTGATAGAAATGGTCATATAGTTTTGCAACAAATGATTTAGGTTTAGCTTTTGTTGCGTTCACTATTGCTGCGAGTGTCCATTTACCATCTTTTTTTGTTTTAACTTGGATAAACTCAGCACTAGTCGGAGAAACAGATGAATTCAATACAAGAATATCGTCATGATATTCAAATAGAAATAAATATTTCTCCTTTTCTTTTTGTTTCTCAAGTAAATAATTTATCCCCCAAGAGGCTTGATATGAAAAGCCTCTCAACGCGTTTTCACCGCCCCGTTCTGCTTGATTTACTGTAATTAACGCATCTGATAACGCCACTCTATATATCCCTATTGTACTGCTTTTTTTGATACAAATTACCTTAGCTTCACCATCAAGTCCACAGATTCATGGCTAAGCGCGCGCTCGTATCCCCGCCACGCCTGCCCGCTTTATGTAGTGGTTTTCATGCACCTGCATGATCTACGCAAAAGCCCGCCAGTTCTGGCGGGCCTTAGCAAAAACGATCCTCAAACGATCATGCGATCTCATGCGGCATAGACATGCACTACAGAGCTAACGCCTCGCAAGGGCTCGTTGTTCAACCTTGCTGACGCCAGAAGCAAGTTCAGACGCCAGCAACGTTTCTTAATGCAGCCAGCTGTCGTCTTCCCACACCTTCTGCATAATTTTCATCACTTGTTTTCTTTCTTCGTCCTGTTGCAGTCCGGTCAGTTCCACACCGTTAGAGCTACCTTTGCGGATACGAATTACCGTTTTGGGATACAGGGAGCGCAGATTGCGGTAAAGCTCGGATTCAAGGGCGTCCAGGGTAGACTGGCTAATCTTCTGCTCTTTATCGATCATTATTTCAATGCGCATAAAAGTCACCTCAGCTGATGACATCCATTGAGCGGTTGTATTCGTGGGTTCTGATTTTTGCCATGAGTTCATCAGTCAATTCAGAAACCCACTGCAGAGCCAGCCCCTTATCTTCATCACTACACTCACTAGCCGCTACAAGCTTAAGAAAAAAATCAATGCGCTGGAGCTTCAAAGACTCCAAAAAATAGTCCTGCATCTTTCCTCCTATGACACCACACGCAATACTGTATGTATAATCACTGTTTATATTTACAGTATATAATAATCTTACTGATGTAAAACGTTTTTTTACGTTCATCAGCCTGATATGCCTGGTATTATTAAGAGCACGAATTGTTAACCCGCGTAATTAATACAGGTTCCGCCACTGATCATCTTCCTGCAAACGCTGGTTCCGATAGAAGATACGCAGGCCTGCTCCTGACGGAATACTGCCTCCGCGAAGGAGTAAATCGACCTCTTTCTCGCTGCCATCAAATCCTCTGGACTTCAGCTCATACACGAGCTGCAGTCGCTGATGGTCTGTAATTCGCTGTTTGTAGTCTTTACGCCGTTTCGGTTTCACCTGGCGTAACCTTGCAGCCAGTTCCCGGCGCTCTTTTTTGCTCATACTGTGCAGGTAATCGTGCAACTCCTTGTCATTCATACAGGTAATATCCGTTCTGGAGTCCCCATCAGCTGATTTGTCTTTCCCTTGTTGGTTCAAATTTTCAGCAAGGGGACAGTTATTGCCACGAGTCCAAGGGGCGCAAGCGCCCTGGTCGGCTGCCGCCTCCTGAACGTCAACGGCCTTACGAACTATTTTCCACTTCACTGCATGAGTGCAGATCTTGCCCTCTGCAATGGGTGACCAGATGCCATAAATACGAATGCCGTGATCGCCATAGGCGGTCGGCTCTTCGTTGATTTCATAAGCGGTTCTGATCAGGTGATATTTGCGGGGAACCAGTACGCCGCCCTGCTTCATGATGTAGGTGGCAAAACAACCAGCATCAGCAGCAGCCAGGATTGCATCAAGGCGCGGGTTATCCAGTACCGGCGCACCTGCTTTTTTGTCCCCCTGTTGCCTTGCCGCCTGACCAGCCAGCAATCGCAGTTCACGGTAAGCCTGACGCCCCGGAATGCCAAAGAAGCGGAATTGCTGAACACGATGCAGAGACGCCCAGGCATTAACGTATTCAGCGTTATCACGCAGGGATTTACCCGTTTCCTTGCTGATCTCGCCAGCCAGACCACGCCCGTCAATGTTCTTACTAATGTATTTCGCGATGTAGCTTGTCGGCGTTCCTTTGCGCGGGTTAATCAACTCAGACTTAAAGCGCGGCCCTGTGTTATTGCCCAGCTCCTCGCGGTCTTCACGGATGGCAAACTTACGCAGTAATGCAGTGATGGCGCGGCGGTCTTTTTTGCGCATAAAACACAACAGGTGCCAGTGAACTGTACCGTCATGATGCGGCTCAGCCACCCGCACGCCATACCACCGCAATCCGGCTTTGTGCATCGCCTTACGAAATGCAGCAAACATGCCGACCAGATAATCACTGCTTTGTCTTACCGTCGCATTTGTCCAGGTTGGGTTGGGCCTGCCGTTATTTAGCGTGGAATGGAAACGTGACGGACAGGTGATGGTGTAGAAAACGGCGCAGTCACCGCGCATTTCCGCGATAAGCTCCAGACCTTTAACACAGGCCATCATCTCATTGCGGCGATGCGCAGGGTTGCTGCTGCTGGCGTTTACCACATCTTCCATATCCAGCGTGTCGCCGTCTTCGTTCACCAGTTCATGAGAACGAAAAAACTCCAGCGACTTACGGCGCTGCTCACGTTTATGCATCACGGCTTCATAGCTGACATAGGGGGATGCTTTTTTGCTGACCAGGCAGACAGCACGCAACTGCTCTTCCCGCCATTCGCAACGCATCTTCCATAATTTCCGATACCACCAGTCGGCACACAACATACGCGCCAGCGAACCCGGAATGAGTTCATAGGGCACGGGTTTACGGCGGTTTCTTTTCCGACGGAGTTGCTCAAACGCAGGCGGAATAACATCCAGACGCAGGGTTTCCGCTGCCACCTTTTCCCATGTTTTGCGGATTTCTTCTGGCTTAACGTCATCGGTGGCATACAAATCGCCACAAGCTGCATCAAGACACATGCTCATATGCGCAGCAACAAGGGTGGACAGGCGTTTCACCTGATCCTGACTCATTTCAGGCAGGATCAGCAGGCCGTCCAGCCCTTCATGGCTTGCCATAAAGCGAAAAGAAGTGGATAGCTGACTCTCGCGTACATGCTCCAGTCGTTCCAGACATGGCTTAATCGTCTCACGCAAATAGCGGGAATAAGCCTTTGGCCTGCCCAGGCTGCTGAAGTATTCAATACGTTGCATCAGCGGCTTGCTGATATGGGAAGGCTGGGCGTTGACGTCCGCCAGAATGACCATGTCTGGATTAAAACGCTGCTGCTCATGCGCCAGCTTTGCCCGGCTAATGAGCTTATCCTGCTCCATTTCGCGCTGGACAGGATCACGGGATTCATTAAAGAAATAACGCTCCCAGACCTGATCACTCAGTGCCTCACGGCGCAGTTGTTCCTGCTCGTTATCGGCAGCGTACAGAGTGATCAGGTTTGAAAGCGCAGAAACCGGCGCAACTTCCGCCGGGTCCAGATAAGGGTTAATAGCCTTTTTCGGGCTGTTCCATGAGAATGCTGCGGCGGCCTCGTTAAAGCCGCTGCAGTTGTTCATATCAGCATGGCTCATGCACGCACTCCGTACACGGCAGAACTATCCACGCCACGCGAAGGATCAAATCCCACCCAGCAGCGCGCCCCAGAAACAGCGATGATTTCTGTTGCAGATTTACTCTCACCAGCTGCTACGCCGATGCTGCGTTTTGCCTTGATGTAGTGGTGAGTAAAATTGCGATACAGCGAACGGATCAGGGATGTGTCACTGTTAGAAACAATGACCGGATGTCCTTCTGATGACCGATGTTCAAGAACGGATGCCAGGTGATACTGGTCATCTTCAGTGAAGCCGTCAGTGTGATAACCGGAAAACGTGCCGTCATACGGCGGATCGCAATACACCACATCCCCCGCCTTCAACATCGCCAGCGTTTCATCAAAGCTGGCGCAGATAAACGTTGCCCGCTGGGCTTTCTCTGCAAATGCGCGAATTTCTTTTTCAGGGAAATACGGATTTTTATAATTACCGTAGGGAATGTTGAAATACCCGCTCTTGTTATAGCGACATAACCCACGGTAACCATGACGATTGAGATACAGAAAATATACCGCTTTCATGAAATCAGTAATTTCAGTGGAGTAATTAAACTTCTGCCTTATGTTGTAATAAGCCACCTCCCTGTTTGCTTCCTCAAATAAAGCTCTGGCACGAGATATAAATGCCTCACAATCAGCAGCAACCTTTTTATAGAGGTTGATTAAATCAGGATTAATATCCGCAACAAGATAGCTGGGGTAATCCGTCTCCATCATCACAGCACAGGAACCCGCGAAAGGTTCAACCAGTCGCGGGCCAGCAGGAAGGTGTTTTTTCAGTTCGGACATAATGGCGGTTTTATTTCCCGCCCATTTCAGGATGGTGCTCATACAGCACCTCCGTTGTAATGTTTGCCTTTCAGCTCTGCAATTTCCTGGCAGGTAATGCAAAGCTGCACACCCGGAATGGCACGGCGGCGTGCTGGCGGAATTGGCGCTTCACACTCAATGCAAAGCACGCGAGACACGCCCGGTGTTTTGGCACGGGCAGCACGGATATGGCGCTGGCGTTCTTCTTCAACGCGCTGCTGTACGAGATCCATTGCATCAGCCATTAGTGGATCTCCTGCGCTTCGTTCTGGATTGCTTCAGCAGTCACACGCAGCAGTTCTGCCGCTTCCACGTGGTTTAGCTGACGGGATGAGATATGACACGCCAGGCTATCAAGGCGAGCTGCCATTGCTTCAGCCCTTGCCCGGCGTTCTTCCAGACGAGCCTCTGTCAGTAAAATATTAAGCCCTGCATCATCCGGTCCGGTTTTAGTCGTGAGGATTTCAATATTACGCATAATCAATTCTCCTGAATTTAGATAAAGGGATGCCCGGCGGGTTTACGCCATTAATTTCATTAGTTGGTTAATTCGGCATGGTTAGCCGTCTGGGAAATAAGCTCACCACTGCACGAAAATGATTCATTGCTTTAATCAACTCCCGCTTTTCGTCAGTGGTCAGCTCATTGATGCTGATGCTATGACGTTCAGCCGGAATTTTTGCCATAAAGAATATGGCTGCCAGTGCTCGTTTATTTTGTTCGTTATTGATATCCCGTGGATCACGCATATCTTTAATAAACCGCTCAAGCTCTGACTCAATATTCAGGCCAAAAACTTTCGCCCTTAATTCCGCTATGTGATTAAGTCCATTCAGGCGTTCACCGGGGCTTAATGGAACAGTCGCCGCAGCGCCTTCAATAGCCATTTGTTCCCCCGTTTTTTCGTAGATAGTTCTGCCAGCAATTCATCTTGTGAACGGCACGGATGCCAGCGTTTACCATCCTCACCCATGATCCAGCCGTGACCGTAGTACATTGCCGGACTTTGTTTTACCAGCAGCGATGCAAATGATGGTTCTTTCGTCAGCATAAGCACCTCACAGCAAACCGAATGAAGCACCGAGGCCGGTTACAGTATCAACTGCACTTGCCATCGCAGGATTAACCTGTAAACGGGCCTGCAATGAAACAGCAGCTAACGCCATCAGTCGTGTAACAGAGTTAATGCTGCTGATAGCATCACGACGACCTGCACTGGTTTTTACATCGCCAGATACCGCACCTGCAGCAACACGCCCGATCTCTGCGGTTGCACTCATGACGTAATGTGGCAGTTTCTCTTTTGCCACCTCATTAATCGGTACACATGGCAGGCAGTGAATCTGTGCCAGAAAACCGTCTACCAGCGTTGAATCTTCCGTCAGATCGGTAAGTAGCCAGATATCTGGCGCATTGAGCTGATGCGGTTGATCTGGGTTGAGTTTGTTTCGCAGAGTCTGGACATTCATTCCTGAACGTTCTGCCAGCTTCGCCATATTGTGACGAAGTGCAAAAGCTCTACAGGCTTCATCAAAATGCGGGTGTTTGGAAATCTTATAATCAAACATGCTACCCCCTTAGAAAGTTCTCATAATTGAACTTACTTACCAACAATGACGCGGAAGTTGGAATGACCGAGGGATTCACGGACCTGATCGGTTTTGTACATTAAATAACGCAGGCTTACGCGGCCTTTGTTTTTTTCTTTCTTGACCATGTATTTAGCAAGCTGACCATGATGAATTTTTTGATACACAGAGCCGCGGGAGATACCTTCCCATTCCGCGAACTCTGCAGGCGTAGCCATCTCTTTTGGTACACGAATTGAAATATCAGTGCTCATAGTGCAGTATCTCCCGATTAAGGTTTGGTTTACGTCGTTTTATCTCGTTTTACTTGATTCAATATTTGATACATCGAGATACTACGATCCAATATTTGATACGTCAACAGGATTAAAAAATGATACAGGTAAAGGTTGGAGAGAATACAGGGGGAAGAGAGGCTATCCATAGACTAATGGCAGCCTATGATTTCAAGTCCAGACAGCAACTTTGCGATCACTTAGGCGCATCAAAAAGTACCATGGCAAACAGATACTTAAGAGATAGTTTTCCTGCAGAGTGGGTGATTCAGTGCGCCTTGGAAACAGGAGTTTCTTTACTGTGGCTAACCACCGGACAGGGGGAGCCAGGTCCAAACATTGAACCTAAAAAAAATATCAATTCCGTGAACTCCAGCAAGGTTGTACCTCTTTCTGAACTAGTATCTCCTGAAATTGACAAGGCGACTCTCAACGGTGGTTTATTGGTCGATGCTGGAAAAGCAATCATTGATAGCAGCATACTCCCCTCAGACTCAAGCAACCTACTGCTGGTGACTACTTCTGGTGATTCTTATTTAATAGATCGCAACCAAACACCACCAGTAAATGGTATGTGGTTAGTCGATATTGACGGGATAAAAAGCATTGTTAAATTGACTCGACTTCCGGGAAACAAATTAGTAGTGCATCAGGATGATTCATCGTTTGAGTGTGGCCTAGATGACATTGAGGTAGTAGGCCGCGCACTGAAAATCATTAAGAGCCTTTGATATGACCATCAGAAAACAGCCGAACGGAAAATGGTTGTGTGAGTGCTATCCCAATGGACGCAATGGTAAGCGCGTGCGTAAGCAATTTGCTACGAAAGGCGAAGCCATTGCTTTTGAAAGCTTCACAATGGAAGAAGTGAATAAAAAACCGTGGTTGGGTGAAAAGGATGATCGGCGACGCCTATCAGAATTAATTGAGCTTTGGTATTCCCTGTATGGTCAGACACTCGCAGACCCCAAGCGCCTCATGGCGAAACTTAGAATTATCTGTAATGGTCTAGGCGACCCCATCGCCTCAGAACTGACAGCCGGTGACTTTACGAAATACCGCGAAGCACGGTTAAAAGGTGACGTTCGTAACGAAGACGGCACACTAATGTCGCCAGTAAAACCACGCACGGTGAATCTTGAGCAACGTAACCTATCATCGGTTTTCGGCACATTGAAAAAACTAGGCCACTGGTCAGCACCAAATCCTCTCGCCGGGCTGCCAACATTTAAAATCGCTGAGGGGGAACTGGCGTTCCTGACCTCGGAAGAAATTAAACGTCTGCTAGATGCCTGCGCTGATTCTCAAAACCCCAGTCTGCTTTTGATTGCAAAAATATGCCTGGCCACCGGCGCACGCTGGAGTGAAGCTGAAAACCTGCAGGGCCATCAGTTATCTAAATACCGCATCACTTATACCAAGACGAAGGGTAAGAAAAACCGCACCGTGCCGATATCTCAAGATCTGTATGACGAACTCCCCAAGAACAGAGGGAAGCTATTCACCCCGTGCAGAAAAGCCTTTGAACGAGCAGTAAAGCGAGCTGGCATCGAGCTGCCAGAGGGCCAATGCACTCACGTGCTACGTCATACATTCGCCAGCCATTTTATGATGAATGGCGGAAACATACTGGTGCTGCGCGATATTCTGGGCCATGCCGATATAAAAATGACGATGATTTACGCCCACTTTTCGCCCGATCACCTTGAAGATGCGGTAACTAAAAACCCTTTATGCAACTTAAGATAGAGTAACTTATGAAAACAAACTCAAACTATTTACAAATATAATATTCAGCAGGTTATCCATTCTCATTTAACTCTTCAGACTGAGTTTAGGTTTTATTTATAGAATAAGATAATTTTTACATCACAAAAAAACCTATAAGCCCTCATCTTTGTTGTATAAAAACATCAAAGATGCCACATTCAAAAATAGTAGAAAAGCATAGCATTGCAACATTAAAAAGAAACCAATAAAAAACAGTCATTAGAAAATGAAAAAAACAAAAACATTTTTTATCGAAGCTTCAGTCTGACTACTAGTTTGACTCTGCAATTAACTTTCAAGATGATCAATATTTATTGATCATCTTGAAGCTTACCTCAGGAAGGATGAGTATAATATTTCTACTCAAGGAGATATTCTAACTCATCTTTTATCGGGATAATTTGCTCATAAAGTCGGTGATATGACTTCCCAATTGCGCCTCTAAATTGTATTAACTTTGGTGGCTTACTACCTATATTAATAATATGGTCTTGAGCTATACCTGGGTAGGGATCAATAAATACAATTTCAGATATACCTAACTGATAAGCTTTTTTCGCACACAACTCACAGGGACTGGCAGTTGTATACAACTTCCCCCCCAGAACGCCAATACCACCATATTTTGCAAGTTGCAAAAATGCGTTTTCCTCAGCATGTAATGCACGTGTATGAACTTGATTACCTTTTTTCTCTTTATCAAGATCATTATGTATATCTTTAAAACAATAAGATAAGTTCCTGCCTCTATAAATATCACCAGTTTTATCTATCGCCCTAAAATTTAAGAGTTTCTCATTAGCTTTAATTCTGAAAGAACTATTATTTCTCTCATAATGACTGTACGTTTTTTCATCAAAATCGTTCATTAGGCCATCTAGAGATCTCATAGAGCAAGGAATCTGACCGTTGGCAACATCATTCCAACCAACTGATTTTATTGAATTATCACCATCAGTTACTACAGCTCCCACCTGTCTAGATATACAGCCAGAGTTTAATTTTACCGTATACGCAACTTGCATAACCCTTTCCATTGCAGTAGGTGTTATCAGACCAGGATGCTTCATCAGTGCGATGTACCACGCTAATTGTGCTTTTAAAATATTGTCATTATCAAATTCATTTTTTGGGTTAAAAATGTGTATATCTGATAGTTCAATACATTTAGTTACATTTGGATTGGTGAGATGTTTGTAAGAGTTATCACCTTTACCTGACTCTACAGAATCTATTTCCTCTATCTGCTTTTCTGAAAACTTATGTAGTTTCCGCAAATAGTTTGTTCGATGTTCATCCGGGGCATTTATTGACATTAAATGAAATGCAGAATATCTATCCTTAAAAAATTTTGCCTCATATGGATTTCTAATAGCATCTATGACAATTAATGCGTTATCTCTTTTGCTTTTTCTTATTAATTTAATAACCCTATTAATAGTTTCCGGCAAATGAAAAACAGATTTAGGCATAAACTCTTTATCTTCAAAATCGACTTCAATACGCCCACGACGTCTAATTGACTTACCTGCTAACTGATAGGCTGAAACATATAAATTTGAGTTTATCTCATTTAGTTCAGCTTTGAATTCTTTAGTAAATTTTCTAACTAACTTCAAAATTGATATAAATTTATTAATCGTTTTTTCATCAAGCTTCAATTCACTATTATGATCAAGCAAATTCTCAATTACATTTTTAAATCTTGTCAAAATGAGATTATCTGAGAATACACCAAAAGTTAATACAATATCTAAATGCTCTTTACTGATAGATTTATTAGATGATAGAATGAATTCAGAAGCTTCCTCAGCTGTTAACATCAGAAGATACGCTGAGATTAGGTCACTCACCTTAATTGAGTAAAAATTTTCCCAGTGATTTTCTGCGAATTTTTTAACTATATTATAACGATGGACATCCAATCCCTTGTAAAACCCCTGTAATTTACTTACATCAGGGAAGACTGTTTTTTCGTTTTCAAGAATATTAGCTGTTGTTGTGCAACCAGAACCAGTTCGACCTGTCAAACCGACTAAAATAAACTGCCCATTTTCAAGGAAAAGCTCACTAACGAATTTTTTTTCTTTCAT